GTATCTTGCATTGGATTCAAATGGTGACATTATTGATTCCAAGACAAGGATTATTACTAATTTCATGACAAAGTAGACCAAGTACGAGTGACTTGGTTTTTATATTATGCATAAGTAACTATGAAAATTGGGCTAATTTTCTACTTTTAATTAGTCCGATTGTATAGAAATTGTGATGTTACTGTCACAATTGTATGTATCAGAGGGAGTGCACTCAAATGAGACGCTACCCTCTTTTATATTACAAAATAAATTAAGGAAAATAAAGGAGAAATTAAAAAATGACAAAATCAGAGTTAATTAAAGGAATTCAGAATGAGGTATCTATCAATATTCCACAGAAGGATATAGCTGAAATTTTAGACGCACAGGCAAAAGTCGTTGCAGATGCAGTTAAAGCAGGTGACGAGGTTACTATTCCTGGTGTTTGCAAAGTAAAATCAAAGGATGTTCCTGAGAGAACTGGTAAAGTAATGTTGGGAGCAAATAAAGGAGATACATGGGTAAAACCTGCTCACAAAGAGGCATGTGTAAAAATTGTTAAAGCTCTCAAAGAGATTTTTGCTTAATCTGAAAGGTCGTGAATTATTTGAAGAAAAATAAATATGAAGACATTCAGATGATTGATCTTGAGGATAAGGTTGATGACATTATCTCTATTTATATCAATAAATTATATCATACTGATAAAACAGTTGGTGTAATTGTAAATAAAGAAATTGCTGAATATATTTTGGATAGTCTTATTAGACTTGATGAAACAAGTGTTAAAGAGATTGATCTTGTAGATTATATGAATATAGACGAATATTTAGTATCGGTTGATGATAATTGTGTAATCACTGTTGTCCCTATCGAGGACTTTGGAGTTCTTGATAAAACAGATATTTTCTATATTGATATGGATGGTGATATTTCACAGGATATTATTAATTACTGTGTAAACGAGGATAAGGAAGTTATTCTGTTTGGTCAGGAAGATGACTGCGATGGTGATTGTAAGAACTGTCCTGCGCATGATGAAACTTATTTACATACTTCTGAAGATGAAGATGGAAATACTCACGGATTTACTGCCAGTAAGTCAGATGGCGACTCTTATATGAGTTATTCTTACTACTCTAGCGATGAGTTAAGTCATGAAGATATTCAGAAGATGTTAAAGGCTTTTGGATTTTAGATTTTTGGAGTGTGTGGTTTGTACTACACGCTCTTTTTATATGGGTAGGTATGCAAATGGCTGAAGCAAGCGGTCTGTAAAACCGTGACCTACATGGTAAACATTGTGTGTTCAAATCACACTCTACCCACTAATAAAATAATTGATTAAAAAGGAGGCTGAAATATTGTCAAAAGAGAAAATAACAAGGGTGAAATATTTCACTCCTGATAAAGAGAAATTTATTTATGAAGAGAACTGGAAGAAATATGAAAAATATTTACAATCTAATATCATCAAAAATCGTGATGTAAAAGATACTACATACAAGAGATATAAAGGATTGTTCCGACACTTTCTTATGTGGTTAGGAGAAAATTATGGTGAATTAGATTTATATTCTGATGAATTTATGGAAAATGCAGTTGATATTATGGAAGCATATATGCTTTTCTGTCAGGAAACATTGATGAATCATAAGAAGATTATCAACATGAAAATTTCTGCCGTAAGTTCATTTTATATTTGGTCTATGAAACGTGGTTTTGTTAAATATCATCCTTTTGATGGTAAGCTTGATAGAATGAAAAAAGCAAACGAAGAACAGATTCTTAATCATTACTTTTTGAATGATGAACAGATTGCAGCTATTAGAGCAGATTTGTATAAGACAGAGAATAACAAATGGACAATACAAGACCAATTATTATTTGAAATCGCACTCTTCTCCGCTAATAGAATTGGTGCTTTGGAAAAACTTACTGTATCTTCTCTTGATTTAGATAATATGGTATTTGAGTCAATACGTGAGAAGGAAGGATACCGTGTGGAAGTCTCTTTTGACAGTACCTGTAAGGATATGCTTGAAACATGGTTATCTATGAGAACAAATGATTATGACCATCTTGAATGCGATGCTCTATTTATTCATAAATATAAGGACAAATGGGTTCCTTGGACACAAGGCATGATTCATGACCGAATGAGAAAAATTGGTAAAATTATTGGCTTGGAGGACTTTCATTGTCATTGCATGAGGAAGACAGCGATCAATAAAATATATGAAGATACTGGTGATTTAAATCTTGCCTCACAATGGGCGAACCACAAATCAACTTCAGTAACTTCACAGAGCTATGTACGCCCTGCTTCTAAGGCTGATTTAAGGGAAAAATTAAAAATTCTAAAGTTTAAACAACAAGAATTACAGAAAGAAGCTGAAAAAGAAGGTATTTGACAATCACGATGAAGCTTTTGTCTAATACTTCGTCTAATTTCCTCTTGTACTTAACACAAAACTGTGATAGAATATTTTCTAAAGAAAACAAGCAAATATCCGTTAGACGGTTGAGCCAAATGTAATCAATAAAGGCTAAATAAATTTAATACTTAACACATTAATGACCGTGCTTTGGCGAGTGGCGGTCATTTTTGTGTCTATCGAAAAATCTGACTAAGTATGTAGCAAGTACGCCGCTTACAATGTCAGTTACAATTGTAAAGATTAATAATTCAATAAACGTCACGTTATATCCTCCTTTGTAAGTATTTCCTACATGATGTCACGAGGATATCTATATAAACAGAACATCACTGTTCTGATGTGACTCAAACCGCCTAACCATCTCAATCTAGCCAAATTAAAATGTTGGATTATTTGCTTGTTCTAGCCATTATATCATATCATGACAATTCATGTCAAAATATTCCAAACAAGAGAACAAATAAAAGAACCCTTAAGTGGGCGACAAAACAGAGAATAATATAGTGTCCAAATATCGAAGCTAGATTCTTAATAGCCCTCTTCGAGGCACACCATGTCATATCTTGGCATTTGCTATTCATGTAGCATTGTAAGACCTGCTACTGTATTTTGGTAGAGCTGACTTTATAGCAACTCTAGTGCGCACGAAACCTTAATGCGGTATATCTATCGTGCTTCTCTGCGTTAATGAGAACCATTAGTGAATGACTGCTGGGCGGTCTATTGGATAAGAGATGCAAAACCTTATCAACTGGTCTTTGCTCCGAAGACTGAAAATATGTGGAGAATAATCAATAAGCATGAATGGATTGCGAAAGTTTTCTAATTTAAAACTGCATGTGTACAGTGCAATATCAGCTAGTTAGTGCTTTATGCTGATTATTGGGGTATCGCCAAGTGGTAAGGCACAGGAATTTGACTCCTGTATTCGTAGGTTCAAATCCTATTACCTCAGTTAGAATAAAAGGAAGCTAAGAAAATAAAAGAAAGGAGTGCACATATAATGGCTTATTTACAGGTTACTGAAAACGACTTAGAAATTGGTGACGTATTAAGTATTACAAGTGATAATGGCAAAACTTTAAAAGCTTTACAGATGCTTATTGGAAATCAGACAAAAGCAAGTATGAGTATTGATTTTGATAACAATTGTCTTGTTTTTAAAGTAAATGATACAGATATGAATTTACCACAATTACAGTGTAATTTGTCAAAGTCTACCATTAAAAATATGATTTGCGGATTAAAAGAATTTTATAACTTATTAAGTGAGGAGGAAACTGAATAATGAAATTAGCACAGAAAACAGAAATTAACGAAGATGTAATTACAGTAAGTTTAAATGTTGAAGAATTGGGTGATAGTATAAGAGATGCTGATACAGAGAAAAATCAGTTACATAATTTCGTAAGATATATCGAATATAGCCAGATTGACTTCTCTGGAAATTTGAAACTTTCAGATACAGGAATTCCTGTGATTGTTACTGATGAGCCAGACGGTTCTACTATTGAAAAGGTCACAATTTCTGATTTAGTAAATAAAAAGTACACTCTCGATGAGAATTTATCTATTACACTTTCTATTGACATAAATAAAATTCCTACTGCTTCTCTTGGTACAGTGTTTAATACTCCTGAAAAATTAGGACAGGCAATGGCAGTTCTTTTCTTGGAAAAAGTGAAAGCTGCAATCACAACAAAATTAACAGAAATCAGAGCGTTGGCAAATGATTTTGAAGCTGAAACATCTGTTGTACTGTAAGGAGGCTGACTATGTATAAAATTCTTATTAAAGATTCCAAAACAGGAATGTATCGTTATCTTACTGTAAAGCAGGAAATTATGAAAGAACAGAAAGAAACTGTAACCGATGAAGATACCCATGAAGTAAAAGAAGTTACTACATTGGTTGGGACTGGCGAATATGAAACTGTTGAATATTCTACAGAAAATAAAGATGAATTAGAGAAGAAATGTATTGAGCTTTTAGCTTCTTACAAGGTAACAGAATTTACTCCGATTAATACATTGGCTTATACAACAGATCTTGTTTGGTCTGAGTAAAAATAATGGGTGGTACTCTTCCACCCAAAATATGGGGCATTAGTCAAAAGGTAAGACAATGGATTTTCATTCCATGAGTATCGGTTCGAGTCCGTTATGCTCTATTTATGATTTCGCAGCCAAGTTGGTCAAGGCATCGGACTGCAACTCCGAGGGCGTGAGTTCGACTCTCACCGAAATCTTTTCGTACGGTAAACCTGATGTAAAAACCTATTTTTTGGATGCATACGAAACTTAGGTGTGTAAGCTCAACACTTACTACCGCCCTATCAAATTATCCGTAGGCAACAACTACGCAGATTATTCTGATAAAGTCGTAATGAAAATAGTTTCATTTAGTTTAGAGAAAGATAATTTTTTAAGAAAGAGTCATTTCATGAGAGATGGCTCTTTTGTATATACACCTTTAGCTTAATTGGTAGAGCAACGATCTCCAAAATCGTTAGGTCTATGTTCAAATCGTAGAAGGTGTGCTAAGTGAAGTAAATTGCACTTTCATTGGAAATTTAATATTGGAAATTACGAGAAGTCATTTCGTATGAAGTGGCTTTTTTATATTGGAATAAAAGGAGGTGGTCGTTAGTTTGGTTACGACAAAAGAAACACAGCCTACAAAATTAACGGCTGCACAATTAAAGAAGAAAGTTGAAACACAGGAAGAGAAAATCAAGTTACTTAAAGAAGGTGCTTGGTGTTACATGTGTGATACACATAAAGCAAGGGATAAATTTTATGTAAGTACAGATCCAATGAATAAAAGTGGTCTTACTCCAATTTGTAAAGACTGTGCAAGGAAGATAGCCCTTAAAATTGGGAAGGACAAGGTTGAACATGAGCCTGATAAAAACTCTGTAATCGAAACAATGAGGTATCTTAATAAGCCTTTTTTATCAAAATTATGGGATGCTAGTATTCAAGAATCAGAAAATTTAGCATCAGGTAAAGTCCGTTCCAATGGTTATTATTCATATGTAAAGAATGTGGCTATGGGACAATATAACACCATGACATTTAAAGATTCGGATATTTTTGATAATCACGCAGTCGAGGACGAGGCACCAAAGGAACAAACAACCGAGGAGGAACTTATTGAGTCTCACGCAGGATTGGATACATATGATAGTTTCTTAAAAAATAAGAATGATGTTATTCGATTACTCAGCTATGATCCTTTTGAAAAAGAGGATATAGCCGACCAACCATTTTTATATTCTCAGTTATTAGGTCTATTAGATTCTAGTGAAGATGCAAATGAAGACATGATGCGTACCTCTTCCGCTATCTCTATTGTTCGTGGATTCTTACAACAATCTAAAATTGATGATACCATATCAAAATTAATGTGTGATATTTCTAATATTGAACGCAATTCTGCAACAATTAAATCCCTACAAGAAAGTAAAGGTAAAATAACTTCGGTTATTACAAGTCTTGCTCAAGACAGTTGTATTTCATTAAAGCACAATAAAAATGCTAAAAAAGGTGAAAATACTTGGACTGGTAAAATCAAAAAAATTAAGAGTCTTAACCTACGAAGTGGTGAAGTCAATGGTTTTGACATTGATACTTGTAGAGGTATGCAACAAGTTCAGGAAATCAGTGATGCTTCTATTATGAAGCAATTGGCACTTGACGAATCTGAATGGTCAGATATGGTTTCTGAAATGCGTGTTGTAAATACTGGTCTTCGTAAAGAAAAGGATGCTTATCAAGAAATTAATAGAATCTTATTGAGAGAAAATCTTGATTTGAGGGATACATTAAAAGAAAATAATTTACTAAACGAAGAACAGTTAAAAGATTTAAAAGATGTTTATTCTGTTTTTGCGGAATTTGACGAAGAGAAAGAATCTCCTGATGAAGAATCAAAGGAGGTTGTTGAAAATGAATCAGAATAAACAAATGATTATGAATTACTATCAGAATGAAATTTTTGATTATGATAAGGATTTTTATAATCAATACGGAATATATGTAAAACCACATGGTTACTCTATTTCTTCTCGTAAAATTGAATCTTATATTCAAATCGCTGAAATCCAAAAATATCTGCAATGCAACCCAGTAAAAGCTATAGATCTCTTTTTCAATATAGAACTTTTAGATGGGCAAGCACTTCTTGTACAAAGAAGTTGGGTTTGCCCAAATGTACTTGCAGTATGTACTCGTGGATATGGTAAAAGTACAGTTATTGACCTTGAGATTATGTCTAAAGATATGTGTTTTTGTAATGTATGGACATATATTGCAAGCGGTACAGGTGGTCAGGCTGAACAAACTTTCACTACTTTGGAACGACTCGCTAATGATAATATTGATACATTTTATGGTTCAACTGGTTCTTTATTCAAGAATGAGATAGAAATCAAAAATGCAGCAGGTGACGGATTCTCACACTCGTCCAATGGTTTTTCCTATTCATGTTATAACGGATCTATGACTAGGACATTGAACGGAAATATAGATGCCAAGAGAGGTATGCGAGGCACAGTAATTTTTGATGAAAGTGGTTTCTTATCTGATGAAATGATGAATGTATATGGTGCATTTGCCGTTGTAAATAAAAGTTTAAAAACTGGTAAAGATGTAGATGGTAATTCAATAGATCCTATTCGTCAAAGGTGCTTACCACGAGATTTGTCATATCAGAAATATTATATAAGTTCAGCTTCTTCAACTGATACTCAATTTTGGAGACTGTATCGTGACTTTTCTAAACAGCAAATTATGGGAAATCCAGATTATTGTGTTTTACATATAGATTGCGAACAAGCATTTAAACCAACTCTTAGGGGAGAATTAGTCACCCCTCTTCTATCTCGAAATACTGTTGAATCGGAAATGAGAACAAATCCAGAAAAAGCAAGACGTGAGTATTATTGTATTTTTACTACAGATGCTGGCACTGATGCAATTATTCGTAGAGGTGTTATTACACGAAACGAAGAAACAAGAAAACCTCTTCTTTACAATGATACAGGTGATAAAAAATTCGTCATCACATATGATCCTGCTAGAAGTCGTGATAATTCAGTAATTCTTGTTGGAGAAATTTATGAATATGAACAAGTTGATGGAAGCATTGATACAAGAATGAGATTGGTAAATTGTATTAATCTTGTTGATGTTGGTAAAAAAATAAAATCTCCTATGCAGACACCAGATCAGATTGAATATTTAAAAAAAGTAATTCTTGATTACAATGGTGGAGCTGACGCATATGGGAATATTGTTGGTATATACATTGATGCAGGTAGCGGCGGATCAGGGGTTAATATAGCAGATTATTTGATGCCAGATTGGACGGATTCTGCTGGTATTGTTCACAGAGGATTAATTGATAAGGAATACTCTGCTGATTATGTTAAGAAATTTCCTAATGCAGTAGACAAAGTGCATCTTATGTCTCCTGCTGGTTACAAATCTGAAATGTATGAAGCAATGATTGAATTAATGAATCAAGATAAAATCAGCTTTACCGCACAATATGATCACAAAGGCTATCTCACTGTTTTCGATGTTGATGAAAAGAAGCTGGCTAAAGAGAAAGAAAGAATTTCTACCGAACTCAGGAAGCAAAAAGTTAATGAGAAAGAATTTGAAACTAAGCTTAATGAAGAATTAGAGAAAATTGAATCAGTTAATACAAAAACTATAAAGCTTGATTGGCAAGATGAAATTGCACTTGCTAACATTGATGCTTTAAAAGAAGAACTTGTAAATATGGTTCGTAAGAAAAGAGATTCTGGAAAAGATTCATTTGAACTTACGCCTGAGAAAGCTAATAAGCTCCACGATGATCGTGCGTATACGGCGTGTATGGCTTCTTACGCTCTCATGTGTGAACGTAGGAAAGCTATTACAAATAAAAAACGTCCAATAGAGGATGCAACAAGTTTTATAAACAAGCTTACAATCCGTAAAGCAAAATACAATTAAGGAGGTGCATTATCAAATATGCCTAGACCTAAGAAAGTAGATGCAAATTCTAATGCACCTGCTAAAGTAAATAATTCACAGAAGAAAACTACTTCTTCTACTCCAAAACAGCCAACCGCAAATGAAATGCGTGAATGGTATGAGAAAAATAAAAGTAGACTTGAACGTTACGAAGATGCAACAAGTGCAATTACAAGTCTTCGAGATATTCAGAAATCTAAAACATACACTACAATCAGTAATTATTCAAAGGAAGATGTAAAAGATTATATTAAGAATATTTCTTCCAATGAAGCAAGTCTTAGAAGTTTATCTCGCTATCTTTATTATCGTTCAGAAATCTACTATCGTCTTTGCAAATATTATGCAAATCAGATTGATTTATCAATTCGAAATATCGTTCCTCCATTTATAATTTCAGATAATAACGATGTAAAATCCACTTTACAAAAGTATCAGGAAACAGTCGATGTTGTAGATACTCTCGGATTAAATTATGAGTTTCGTAAAGCTGCTTCTATAACACTTCGAGAAGATGCATTTTATGGATGTGCTTATTACACAGAGGGACAGGGAATGTTTATTCTTCCACTTGATCCATCGTATATGAGAATTGCAGGTGTATTTCCTGATGGCTCATTCGCATGTGCAATGGATATGAGTTACTTTAAGCGAAATTCAGAGTTATTAGAATATTGGGGTGAACCATTCAATACTATGTGGAACACATATCAGAGTACAAACGAAAAATATCAGCTAATTCCAGAAGAATATAATGTCTGTATTAAATTCAGGTCAGAGGATTGGGAAACAATTGTTCCTGTGCTCACTCCTATATTCTTATCACTAATTGACCTTATGGATGCTTCTGATTATCAGGCAGTTCAACAGGCAGCTAATATTTATAAATTAGTATGGCTTGAAATGAAAACTATGGGAAATGATGTAGATGATTGGGCAGTTAATCCAGATATAATGATCCAGTATTTCAATCGTATGCTTGAAGAGGCATTGCCACCCTATATCTCTGCTGCTATTGTTCCTGGTGAATTACATGAAATTAGTTTTCCAGATGATGCAACTGGCGATGTTACAAAAGTTGAAAAAGCTACAAAAGAAATCCTCAATACGGCTGGTGGTGCTCAGATATTAAATCTAAACTCCGCTTCTAACTCTACTGCCTTTAAATATGGCGTACTTGCAGATTCTACATTTTCTATTTCGACTCTTATTCCACAGATTCAAGCGATTGTAAATCGACTTTTATCGACTTGGATATCCGAACCTTGTAAAGTTAAATTCTTTGATGTCTCTATTTATCAGAAGGATGATTTTAAGAAATCAATCCTTGAGTCTTGCCAAAATGGACTTCCAAACAAGATTTTATACAACACATTAAACGGTGTATCTGAAAAAGATACTCTTGCTATGAATTTCTTAGAGGAAGACTGTCTGAATCTTGGCGAAAGGCTTAAACCATTTAGCACATCATATACACAATCTGGTGATAACCAAGGTGGTGGTCAAGAGAAAGACCAATCAGATTTAAGTGATGAAGGACTCAAGACGAAAGACCAAGATAAGAACAATAAATAAGGAGTAGATGGATTATGAAAAAGAAATTTATAACAACCCAAGATATCCCTACTGCTACTCTCTTATCTAAGCAAGGATATCAACAGGTGCAAAATTCTAATGGTATTTATGTATTTTTGAATGCTGAAAAGTTTCGGTTTTCAAATGATATAGATATAACAAAAATTCAGTATAGCAATATGCTTACATTCTAACCACTCTCCTGCTTTGAGTGGTATATCAACAAAGAAAGGAGGAATAGGTTAAATAATGCCAAAAAAGAAGAAAAGACGAATTATGTCTATTGATGAGCTGTATGAGTTCTGTCTAAAAAATAATTTTGCTCATTTTGATAGTAATGAATTCGGTAAAGAACTTATGGTTCGTATGAATGGTAATTTTGAAAAAACTTCTAAAGATAAAGATAAACATAAAGAGTCTCTTACTCCATTCGTCAGTCGTGCATTTCACGATCATGTCAATCTCAATAAATCGGAAATCTCCGAAGAATCTTTTAATGAAAATGTCCCATCAGCAAACTTTCGTCCAATCTTAGCACATATCACTACCAATTCAGATAATGAATTAGACTTCGGTAGCCATGATTATTATGTGACTACTGACAAAGATGGTAACGACAAAGTTGTATACGAAGAACAGCCTATCGGCGTTATTGATGGCACAAAGACTACTATTGAATATGATGAAGATGCTGGCGTAAATCGTGCAGTTTTGCATGGTTATTTATACGATGAGTATTGTCAGGACGCTATTGAGATTCTTAATAGACGTGGAACTGTAGATTGTTCGGTGGAATTATGCATTAGGGAGTTATCATTTAATACTGCTAATAAAACATTGCAGTTAGATGATTTTTATGTATCAGGTCTTACTCTTCTGTCAAAGGATGTATCCCCTGGTATGGCAGGAAGTAATTTTAAAATTGAAGATTTCGCTGTAAATGCAGAAACAGTAACATTTAACACAGACAACAAATTGGTTGAAACTTTAGAGAAATTAACTAATATTCTTGAGAGTTTTGATATAAATCAAAAATCAAAGGAAGGAGGAACAAATAACAAAATGACAAAATTTGAAGAGTTACTTGCCAAATATGGTAAGACTGCTGAAGATGTAACATTCGACTATACAGAAATGTCAGATGAGGAACTTGAAGCAAAATTCGCTGAGATGTTCGATGATGACAATTCAGAAGGAGACAACTCAGGTAGCGGAGAATCTGGTGAGCCTTCCAATGATGGAGAAGGTGATGGTGAAGGAGTTTCTGATCCAGATGGTAATGAAGGAGAAAGTCAGACTTTTGAAAAGATTGTTCGTACATATGAAATCAGTCATGAAGATACAAGATATGCACTTTACCAGCTTTTATCTGAATATGAAGATGCTGATAATGAGTGGTACTTTATCAACGCTGTTTACGATGATCATTTTACATATGAGAACTGGAATGGTGATAAAATCTTCGGTCAGAACTATACAAAAGACGGTGATAATGTAGCTTTTGATGGAGAAAGATACAATTTACATCGTGAACTTTTAACAGATAGTGAATTTGCAGAGTTACAGTCTATGCGTTCAAACTACGCTGCACTCAAAGAGTTTAAGGAGACAGCAGAAAAGAATGAACTTCATGCAAAACGTGAGAAAATTCTTGCAAATGAAAACTTTGCTTCTATTTCTGAAAAAGATGAAGAAGGAAATTTCATTAATAAGGATTTTGAGAAACTGTATACAAATATGGATAACTACTCTCTCGAAGATTTAGAGAAGGAAGCAAAACTTATCTATGCGGATTCTAATATGAAAACTTTTGCAGCTACCACTGATAAAACTCAGAAAAAGTCAACCGTAAAAGTATTTGCTAATGTAAACAAGTCTAAGAAGGATAACCGTTACGGAAATCTTTTTAGCAAATAAAACAAGAAATATAAATCAATGTAATGACACTCAAATTGAGTGTCTTTTTTAATGCAAAAATTTAAGGAGGAAAAATAAATGATTCAGATGACTATTGCAAAACATGCAGTGGCTTTCCCTTCTAAAGTTCTCGCAAGAGATGGTGGAAAGCATATTTATAACATTCAGTTAGCAGAAGCAGCAAGTGCTTATGTAGACAACGGATGGTTCGTTGGTAAGGGTGAATTCGTAGAGTTAGATCTTTATAAAGCAGCAGCACCTACTTCATTTGAAGGAAAGGTCGTTGGTAAAGCAAATAATGGAAATTTCTATGTAGAAGTAGTAACTCCTGGAGATGCCCTGTTTGTATACCAAGTGCCAATGATCGAGGAGACATATAGCAACACATTTAAGAAAGAAAGCAACTATACAAATGCTCCTACTCAGGTAGTTAGAGCTTATGAACTCGCAGTTGGTGATGTAGTTGAAATTTCAGCAGATGGATTTTCTGGTGAAATCGCTGTTAAAGACGGTGTTGAACTCAAAGCCATTTCTGGTGTAACTGCCGCTATGCAGCTTACAAAGAAAGCCTAATTTTTGAGAAAGGAGAAATAAATAAATGTTAGATACAAGTGTAAAAAATCTTATGTTTGACCTCGGTGCAGGTCGTGAAATTTATGATGCCGATTCTAATCGTGTAATTTCTAAGGCAGAAGCTAGTGACACAATTAGAAAGGCTTGTTTTGAATACCTTGGACTTACTAAGGATTCTTCTAATAAGCAGATTAAGAGAGCGTTAAATTCTGAGAGAGGAACACAGTTCTTCGAGGTAATTGAGGAAATTATTGATACTCAGATTGCTCATGGTCTTTCTGAGAATGAGTTTTTCAACAATTATGTTGAGTCAAAGAATATGAAAGATGGAGACGTAAATGAATTCTGGGCTGATGATGAAGTATTACTTACTGTAAGTAAGGTCAGCGGTGATGCACATGATTTATCCATCCAGCGTTTAGGTTCTGGTCAGTCTTACCATGTTGATACAGCAGTATATGGTATCAAGGTTGGTGGAGATATTCGTCTCTTCTTAACTGGTCGTAAGGATTGGGGTGCTTTCGTGGATGCGGTTGTTAAGGCTTATATCCAGAAGGTTCAGACACTCATTTCTTCTCAGTTTGCAAATGGTGTAAATCTTATTCCTGTTCCTGCTACTCTCAAGGGTACTGGTGCTTTAGCTGCTTCTACAAAGGCTCAGTTTGATGCAATTATCGAAAAGGTTGGTGCTGCTAACGAAAGCGGTGTTGTAATCATGGGTACTAAGACAGCATTAAAGTCTCTTAATGCTCTTACAAAGGTTGATTGGGCTGATCCTGCTAATTCAATCAAGGAGTCTGTAGCAAACACAGGTATTATCGGTGGCTACGAAGGAACACCTCTTATGGAGATTCCACAGAAGTTTACTGATAAGTCTCTTGCTACTCCTATCGTTGATAACAAGAAGCTCTATATCATGCCAGCAGTTGATGATAGATTTATCAAGTTTGTTGACTATGGAGAGACTGAGCTTGAAGTAAACGAAAAGGGTGCTACTAAGGATGATATGCAGTCTTATGAGGTACAGAGACGTATGGGCGTTGCAACTCTTATGACTCGTTATCATGGTGAGTGGGATCTGTAGGATTTACTTATAGATTAATTATATGGAGAGTGGTAATCCACTCTCCTATTTTGAAAGGAATTGAAAGGAAATGGCATATACAAAGAAAACTACTGCTACTACTGGCAGTACAGAAAAGGTAACAAAAACTACAGAAGTTAAAGAAGATATGAAAACATTTTCACCCGAAGATACTGTTTCATGTCGTTCATTAGTAAGTGGTGGGCTTTATATTGAAGGAGCACGTTCGCATATCCTTTATAGCTGGGCTGACTGTGGAGATGTAGTTGATGTTGAATATAGAGATTTAATTTATCTCGTTAGAACTCGTGAAGATGTAAACATTTATTCACCAAGAATTATTATTGAGGATGAAGATTTTGTTGAACAGAATAAGTCTGTAAAAGACTTATATGAGTCCATGTATGAAACAAGTGACTTAAATGAGATTTTAAATCTTCCTGTTCCGCAGATGTCAGAAACAATTAAAAAGCTTCCAAAAGGTGCAAAGGAAGCCCTTAAAGGTATTGCTTCTACAATGATTGAATCTCATGCACTTGATTCAGTTCACAAAATTAAGGCTCTTGATGAAATTTTTGGTACAAAAATGTTACTTACATTAGTTCAGGAATAGTAAAGGAGGCTCACAATGACGCTTCCATACGAAACAATTTTTTCACGAACAAGAGGACGAATTTCAGATATGAAAGAACTTTCTCTTGACGAAAACGATCTTAATGAAACATGGACTGAACGCTTGCGCATGGTTGCAGGTGATGAACGAGTTATTAGAAAATTCGCTTCATTTAATATGGATGACGAAATCCAACAGATTGAATTTGAGATGCAATATCCTGTTAGCGATTTTGCAGATAAAGAATATGTTATAGGATTGTTCACTCTTGGAATGACAATTGAATGGTTAAAACCGCAGGTTGACTCTGCAAAATTTACTGCTAGAGTTTTAGGAACAAAAGAAGAAAAAAACATACAGAATCCATATAAAGATATGCAGAGTAGATTGGATACATTACAACATGAATTCAGTAGAAAACTTGCAAGTCATGGATATATTAATAACTCATATGTGCGAGGTGAATAACTATGGAATATATATATGGTTCGTTCACTAAAAGACAAATTAAAGAAGCTGCACATGCGATGCATAACGATGTTCATAAGTTATTACTTTATAAGGATAATCGAATAGAAGAAAAAATATTTGAGAACGATGAGGCTTTTCTTATATTTTTTCAGAATGTTATGTTCAAATTTAGCGGAACAAAGACTCTATTTAATAATAATGGAATTATGGTCACATTAATGGCTACTTTGCAAGCTGCTTATGACGAAGCCGTATCCGATGAGTTTGATTACATGACATTTCGTAGGGCTATTTTAGATAGTCATAATTATATTAAGCAGATGTTTGAAGGGGGTGTTGGTGATGCCAAGCTTACAGACAGCACGGCGAATCGCTAACGCCAAAACAAATAATGCGAAAACTTTAGGTCAGATTTATAAAGAAGAATCTGATTTTTTGATGGAAGAAACTTGGGATAACAGTATTCCTTCCAAGACTTGTTACATTTATGACCATTTTCATGACGACTTCTTCACAGATGAGCATGGAATTACACGTTCTCTTGCTGAAGGTATGACTTATGAAAATACCAATAAGACAAAGATAGATGCAAAGTTTATTATCAAATCTTATCAGTCAATGGATAAAGATCAAGTGGAATACTATCTTATGTTTCGTCCAAGTCAGCCTGTAAGATTTAATGAGGGTGATGATCTTTATTATTATGAGACTGATTTTAGGAAACGCTATTCTGCGACATTTCCGATAGGACTCTGGGTGGATTTACCTGACGATAGAGGGGTATATCATAAATGGTTAATTTGTAGAAATGAACCTGCAAATCAGTTTCCAAAGTATTTGATTTTACCAGTAAATTACGAACTTACATGGATTGAAAAATCTAATGATAGGCGCATTAAGAGACGTATGTGGTGTTGTTTAAGGCAACAGAATTCCTACACTATAGGCACTTACACAGACCGATATTTTACACACACAGATAATCAGGATAAGATATGGTTGCCAATGAACTCTATTACAGAGAAGTTTTGGTACACTTCTGAAGATTCTAAAAATATGCGAGTTGTAGTAAGTGCTTTAACAGAACATCCTACCGTATGGACAGTGACCAAGGTTGAAAATTCAATGCCATTTGGTATTCAAAAACTTACTATATATACGGCATTTTGGAATGAGCATACCGATTATGTTAATCTTGAAACAGGTGAAATGTATGCGAATTATTTCGATTCAGAAATTGCCCCAACAGATCCATCTACTCCAACCACTCCCCCATCTTCTATTACAGCAAGAATTTCAGCATCCACTTCAACTATTAAAGTTGGTGGCAGCTATAAAAATCTCACAGTAAATCTATTTAATGATTCCAATGAAGATATTACAACTGAATATGCTGATGCAACTTTTACATGGACTTGCTCTATTGACAATGAAGATTGGACTGATAAAGTTACATGGCGAGCTGGTACAGAGTACAACCAAAAGAAAGTAAAGTTTACTAGTGATTCTTCTACTATTGGCAAAATATTGTCTGTTAAATGCACTATTGAAAAAGATGGTGTAATAATTGAATCTGAAACTCTTGCGTTGGAATTAGCAGATTAGGAGGTGAAAATAACGGAAAAGATAATTACAAAAATTGATCTATTAAATAAAATTAAAGAGTATAAATCAGCTCCTGATGATGAAAACATTCAATATAAGAAGAAAATTGAAAAAGCTTTATTAACTCGTCCAGACTTATTATATGCCCTCAATGAAAAAAGTTTAGAAACGGAACTTTTTGATGATGATGGCAATGTAAACTGGGAGTGGAATAATGAAATAGGTGAATATGAGCCATTAGGCGAATGGGAACGGTACTTTGGTAGTAATTCAAACATTCGTCCTTTTTTATTTATTCCTGACACTCAGACAGAAGTAAAACACTATATATGTTATCAAGTAGCGTTTGACGAAATGCCTCGTTATCAAGATACATTAAAGTACACAAATATTACATTTACAATATTTGTTCACGGTAATGACAGGTATGATAAACTTACAGGTATTCCACGCCATGATTTAATCGCTTCTATTATAAGAGAACGATTCAACTGGTCTAATATCTTTGGTATGCAGACTCATCTCATATCTTCTAAAGAATCCACAACAGATAATAACTATCTCGTTCGTACTCTTGTATTCCAAGTTGTTGATACTAATGGAATTCACAAAACAATTGATGGTAAAACTTCTATCACCAATTATGGAGTTAGGCGGTGATTAAATGGATGTATTAGAAACGCTAGACAATCTACAAAATGCCGCAGAACAAGATTCTGAGAAAAATAAATCTAATAATAAAAAATCAGAATATCATTTTGATAAATTAAGAATGTATTTTGGTGAAGATTATACCATAAATAATATTACAATTTCTGTACCAACAATCGGAGATATTCTTGAAGTTGGGGAAACTAGATTTTATCAATCTTTATCACCTTTTCTCAATAACCCAACATCAATTAGGGTTTTCTTATATGATACTTTTCACAAGGATTGGAACAAAACCAAAGACATTGAAGTATTTTATATAATGTATCAACTTGTACAAGATAAAGAACCACTAAATTTAATTTTTAAAGATTTTAATTTTGATGGATTTGTGTTAACTCCCGCAAAGAAAAATAAACAAGATACAGAATATGACCACTTGGCGCTATTTAACGAAGATAAGAACATCCTTATTTATGATGATGAATATTTAGAGATTGCGGAATATATTCGTACAATGATGAATGTTCATCCGAAAACAGAAAAGGCAAAAGGTAAAACCACAAAGCATTGGATGTTACAAGAAGATAGAATGAAGGTACAACAGAGCGAAGACAAGAAAGGATCTTCCACTCTCTTACCTCTTGTATCTGCTTGCATAAATCATCCTGGCTTTAAATACAAGTTGGATGATTTAAAACAAGTTAATATATGTCAGTTCATGGACTCTGTACAAAGAATACAGAAATATGAACAGGGCGTTGCAGCTATGCATGGTATTTATGGCGGCATGGTTAGTGCAAAAGATATCCCAAATGACTTAATTAATTTTATGAGTGATTTATAATCGCTCATTTTTTATTGCATAAAAATAACAAATTTTAAAGGAGGAAAATTAATATGGCATTTAAATTAGGTGACGTAATCGTTGATAGACTTCAGTTTGGTTACGGTGCAAAAGCAAACGGTACACCTCTGTATGCTTTAACTCAGCTTACAGAAGCCAATATTGATATTACAGCAGATTCTACTGATATCAATGATAAGGATGGAAACCTTGTATATAGAAAATATACGGGTAAAAAAGGCGAGGTAACTGCAACTAATGCATTTCTTAATCTTGCAGTTGTCGAAGCTATCTCAGCCACAGATGCAGAGATTGCAACAGAAGACAAAGGTATTGTTATGCCGATGATTCAGCTTGTAAAGGCAGGTGAAACACTTGATATTACTGGTTATGTAGATGGTTCTGTTGTCGTAAACTCTCTATCCCCAAAAGGTTCTATGGGTAAAGAATTATATACAAAAGGTACTTCTGCTACTGCAACAGAATTTGCTATTGTACATACAGATGCATCTGGTGAACCTGACAATACACCTGCGAGCGATGTATTAACTCCACCAACAGCAGATGGAGAGACACAGTACATCGTTAAATACAAGAAGACAATTCATAGCGGTGCTAAGATTACCAACTCTGGTAAGAAATTCCCGAAAGCGCATGAGTTATTTTTCAAGGCATTAGTTGTTGATAAATGTGATACAGAAACTCTTAGAGCTGCAATCATTCACATTCCATCATTTATGCCAAGTCCAGAGTTTACTCTTGCACTTCAGGGCGGTGATTCTCAGACAATGGATTACAAAGGAGCTATGATGCTTAACGCATGTTCTACAGATTCTGAACTTTTCTCTATTTACTACATTGATGAAGAAGAGGAAGATATCTAAATAAGATTGCTTGGGCAGTTTAATCACTGCCCTCTTATAAGGAGGATTAATGGCTAATAAAGATTTGAGAACCTGTATGTTATGCCGAAAAAAATACAGTTTTTGCCCAGTATGTAATCCAGAAGACAAAAGTAAACCAACATGGTACTTTTGTTGGTGTAGTGATAATTGTCACGAAATTGATAGAATTGCTTCTGCGTATGAAGATGGACGAATAACTGATATTGAAGCAAAAGAGAAACTGTCCAAACTTGATTTATCAAAAAAGGATAATTTTGGAGAGAGTTATCAGAAATCTATTGCTTCAATTATGAAGGCGCAGGTAAAGAAAACTATAAATAAAAAAGAAAAGAAAACAGATAATGAATCTGTTAAAAATGATATTGTTGCGGAAGTCGAGGAAAAGACTGATGGTAATGTTGAATAGTGATTTTGAAAAATATAAATAGGGAACATAATTACTATTCAACGGTTTTATGTTCCCTATTTTTTACGTTATATGAGGAATAGAAGGAATGACTATAGAAAGCAATTTAAAACCAAGGAGTTATAACGAAAAAGAAATTATCCGTATATATAACAGAGATCAGCAAACATTCTATATTGATTCTGGTATATATCCTATTGATTTATATCCAAGTTATAGTCCTAAAAATGATAGAAAAATTATTGTAATGATTTTTCTTAAAAATGATACTAAAGAAGTATATATGAAATGGAAAAATTATGAATAAATAGGTTACTCAAGACAATGAGCATAAAAGTAGATGTCATACCTGTGAGTGAACAATTACGTAATCAATAGTCAGGTCGCTACTACTCTCCTATGGAAAGGAAAATTTATGAACAAAATCAACTGGAAAGTTCGTTTTAACAAAGAGAATATTTTATTTATTGCACAGGTTATTATTTCTGTTGTAGTTCCAATTCTTACATATTTCGGATTACAGGCATCCGACTTAACAACTTGGTCAAAGGTGTGGGAAACGTTTGTACAGGCAGTAAGTAATCCATATGTCGTTGTAATGGCGTTAGTATCTTTATTTAATGCAATTACTGATCCTACGACTAGAGGTATTGGAGATTCTACTACTGCTCTTACTTATAAAAATCCAAAGGAATAATTTTGAAAGGAGGAGTTTGTTATGGCTGTATTATGTGCATGGGCTTCTGCAAACGAATATGGTAAAACAACCGGAGGTAAAGCCGGTGATCAGACTGGCAAAGAAGTCAAATGTGGAAATATTTATAATTTTGGTCAGACAAGAGTTTATAGATGTGCCGATAGAAAATACGCAGTTAAGATTGGTGCGGCTGCCAAAGCTATTGCATTAAATAACAATTTTGGTTATTGTCAGGAACACAGGACTACATCGTATAACGCATTAAAAAACGTTAATTGGATTGTAGCAAATGTAAAGACACCTGTGGAAATTGATTGTTCCGAATTAGCAGCATGTGCTGTAAATGTTGCATATGGAAAACCTGTCATTTCTTCTGCTGTATATTCTGGCAACATTGGTGGTGCTTTAGTAGGAAGTGGATTATTTAAAGAATTAAAAGCATCAAAATATCTTGGTAAATCAGAGTATATCGAATGTGGTGATATTATTGTTGCACCTGGCAAACATGTAATTGTTGCATATACAGATGGTTCTAAAACATCTCAGAATACAATTATCACAACTATCCAGAGTGTCACATCTGGAAATAAATTAGTAAAACGTGGTCAACGTGAAGCTATTAAATTCACAGGTGTAAAAATTGTTACCGATGGTTTAGTTGGTGGAGAAACAAATATGATGAAAGTAAGAGTATTGCAACACGCCATCAACTTAGATTATAAAGCAGGTCTTGTTGAAGATGGTAAACTTGGTTCTGCAACTAGGAAAGCACTTGGCTCTCATTATGTTAAAAAAGGAGAAACACAGAATATGGTTACTGCGCTTGAGATATTATTATATCTTAATGGTTTTGATCCAAATGGAGTTGAATATCCAGGTACATATGGAAATGGTCTTGTCACTGCTTCAAAGAAAAAATTCGGAGATGATGGATTAAAGGTTACTGCATCTGAATTCATTCAGTTATTATAAAGATTGGAGGAATTTGTATGTATGGAAGCAATAGAAAATTTAGCGCAAATTAATTATGTGTTGGTAATTTTAGGATTTTTTGCAATTTTGTTTGGGGCGAAAGAAATTATTGAAATTATATCGTATTTTAAAAA